AAAATCGTATGTAATAGTTAATGCAATATCCATAGGATTAGTTGCATCAGCATAGTCACCACCTTGATATGTAGCTTGTTTGATAAAACAACCTAAGAACTCAAAACTTTCTAGTGTAACTGGTTCAAACGCACCGTTGCCACCGTCAAGCATTTCAACACGCATTCTGAACTTGTAGTCAATGCCGCTAGCAGCACCGCTTTGTTCAAAGAAGTCAAATTGCTTCTGTAGTTGCTCACCCACTTTGCGACTAACAACACCACTCGCATCATCACGGATAGTTAATTTTGCATCTGCAAAATTGTGCTTACCTAATAGCTTAACTGTGCTGTTATAAACAGGTAGTTTGATTTCTTCAAAAGTAACGTCAGGTCGGCTAACGTTCATAACCTGTTTAGTTAGTTCAGTTGTCGGTTGTCCTGGGACACCAAAACTATCTAAAGTAACACGGAAGCGGTACTTTAGTTTTGGCATCAACAGACCTTGTGTAGTAGAAGCTTGGCTTCCACTAATAGGTACTGTAAATCTTGATAAACTTGCGATTGGCATATAAATGCTCCTTATTCTTTGTATTTACCTATTATAGTCCGGCTGCAATGTCACCAGTATTTTTCAAGCGTAGTGGAATATAAATGTATTCAATGGCTTTTACTGGCTCAATAGCAATGTCAACATACAACTCATTTCTATCAATTCTAGAAGGAGTGTTGTTTGTTTCATCACAGACTATGACATAATCATATAGTGCTCGTTGTCCCACTAATTCAAGCATTAGACTTTCGGCCGCTGCTTTAATTTCACGACGGGTTTGAGCATCGTTGGGTTCGAACAAGAATGGTCTTGCAAGAACATCTAATTGTTTACGCAGATAGCAAACTAAACGTGCTACGTTAATTCTATCTAATGCGCTGGCATTTCTAGCACGAGTGCGTTGACCGTAGGCCAATACACCAACGCCGGTTAATGTAGCAATTGGATTAATCTTAACATCATCAAGAACGTCACGTAAGTTTTGTGGTAATGCTGTAGATTTAAATTCACCTTCTTCAGTGATATAACCAACTGCTGTGGCATTATCAACTCCGCCACGTCTTGTACCAGCTGGTGCAAACCATGGGTAGCTCTTAGCATCACTGTTAATAATTGTGCGTAGCATCATATGACTTGCTGGAACAACAATGTTGTTACCTGTGTTGTCGTTGGTATAACCACTTGGATAGTACATGGCCATATATTCGTCATAGCTAGTAGCACCAGCATCACCGTTGTCTAATGCTCCGGATGTGTTTAATCCCCAAGCATTTAATGCTGTGCCAGTTGGCTGTAAACGGAATGGTGTGTCACCAACAACGAACGCTGTGATACCACGATCAGTGTTTAGTCCAACCATGTTCTGAATTAATTCAGGATAACCTGGGGTTGCGATTAGATTAAATCCTAATGTATCGTTGTCACGAATACTTTGATTGGTATCAATTAAAGACTTCATAGCTTCAACTACTTGCGCTCTTTGTCCTAGTCTACCAAACTGCGGGCCACCATCGGCAGCTACGGCATTTTGTGATACCCAACGGTCTGCATTATAACTGGTCATAACAGCGTTAGATTGACGTGGATTAGTAGTAGTACCGGACGTATTAATATATCCAGAGACATATTTCTTAACATTGAAGCCGCTACGGCGTGTGTTCCATAATTTCATACCACGTGGGTACAATGCCGGATCTGTACAGTCTGGGTCTAGATAATTACTTGCTAACAAACTTGTAATAGAACTAGCCACTGTTGCATTACCACTAGTTGCCCAACGTGCATCTGCAAATAACCATCCTGTTGGAGTTGATTGATCTGTTACGTCTTGTTTAACCCATGCAGTACCGCTATAGACGTAAATGTTTCTTCCGTACTGATCGATATCACTGGTGTCAACCCAGATGTCACCAACAACCAATGCTGTTCCATCTGATTGACCAGTGTTTCTATCTGGAGGTGTGGCGCTAATAATAGGACCTGCGGGATCTAGTCCAGTATTATAAAATTGACTAGAAGAGTGATTCATACCAACCCAGGTAGTTCCGTTATGGACTAAAATATCAACTTCATCTACTACGCTGTTATACCAAATTGTGTCATCTGCAGGGATTGTAATTGGCGCAGTTGGTCTTGCTTCGAATGTCAATGGCTTCCATGTAGTAGCGATAAAGCTAAAAGTCGTAGAACCAAATACCACATCAGTTGTTGGTGCAGTATAAATGTTTACAGTTGTACCAATTGTGAAGAACCCGGTTAGAGGAGCAGTTGCTGGGTCATTCCAAACTTCAAATGCGCCACCACCCGAATGGGTTAGTGTTAGTACATTAGAAGTATCATTCCAAGTTGCAACGGTAAAAATTAATGCCTGAGCAGATACCGCAGCTGGAATTAATGAACCAATCTTTGTTCCTGCCGCGGCAGGTGCTATTGTCATAGTTTGAATAGCACCCCAACTACCATCTAGCAATGTTTCTCTAATTCTAAATGATGAACTAGTGCTAGTTGATGCTGTGGTTAGAACAGAATTACTTACAACAGTAGTTGGACCGGCCGCGCCCTTACGCCAAATTTTAAATGTTGCGTCTTCTGCGGTTGAGTGATTGTAGTTAGATTCGATGAACAATGAGCCAACTGCTACGTTCTTGCCGCCACCGATAGGATCTAATACATAGTTAGCGTAAACAATACTAGGATAGATAGGAGCAGTTACAGTGGTCCAAGATTCACTTGTACCGTTGTATAATTTTACTGACCAGTTAGCCCCATTTGCGGGTACAGTTGTAGTAATCCACACTGCTCCAGTAGCTGTATTACTATTAAATGTTGTTGGATATTGATAATGTGGACTAATTTGAATTTGTTTAAAGTTATCAAAGTTGTCAGAAACAAATGCCCAAGTATTGCCTGCTATTTTACGATAAATTTTTGTGTCGTTGTCTTTAGTTAGTACTACTGCGTAATCGCCTTGTTGGCCGATTGAAACATTAGGAACACTTCCAGTAAAACTAGTAGCCGGCGTTGTATCATCTAAAACAATGGGAGTTTTAACAGTAAATGCCTGTGTGCTAGAATTCCATTCTTTAATACCGAATACTGATGATGCAGTATCAACCCAATATGTACCTGATACAGGATCACCTACTGGTTCTGTACTAGTAGGAACTAACGATGCTAGGTCCATGTCTGCACGTACTATGTATGCACGTGAACTTACACCCAAACTACTGTATGCGGCTTGTAGGCCGTACTCGTTTAATTCATTACCGTGTAATGGATTGCCACTGCTGTCAGTATAGAACAAAGGTGTTCCAAATGTATCTGTTAGATCACGTTGACTTGTGATTAACCATACTTTGCCTGCATTAGCGGCTGTGGTACCCAAGGCGGTTGTTCCGCTTGGGTTTTTTTTATCTTCTTCTGTGGCTACAAATAGCATCGGCACTGTGCCGGGAGATGATGGAGTATAAAAACTCTCATCAATAACGCTTACTTGTACACCTGGTGAATTCAATGTTGCCATTTAACTGTCTCCTATATGGATTACTTGAGTTATTTACCAAGATGATGATAAAAACACCTGGTTAAATACGTGACAAAAGGGCGCAAAAAGGGCGGGTATGAGAAATTTATGTAGAATATGTAGACAAAGACCAGTTGCAGTTAATTACTACAAAGAAGGTCGTGCTTTCTACAGGTCAAAATGTGATCACTGTGCAAATAACCGGAGTGACGGTACTCCAAAATGGGAGTTAGCAGGGTACAAAAAGAAAACTGTTTGTGATAAGTGTAACTATACTTCAAAGTATAGTGAACAGTTTAATGTATTTTACGTCGACGGTGATCCAGCTAATTGCAGGTATACAAATTTAAAATCTGTGTGCGCCAACTGTCAACGCATACTTCACAAACTCAAGCTGCCTTGGCGACAAGGTGATCTTCGACCAGATTTTTAATTTGGTTATATAAATCATCAATGCTTGTATCATTACACACTACATGGTCAATTTTGCCACCAACCCAAGCTGTTTCACTTGTATGGATACCTTCTTTCTTTAAGAAGTCTTGTGCGCTCATTGAGCCTTTGTTTGCTTGCGCCGCAACATCATACCAGTGGGGCGTAACACCACGCTGTACTCTAACTACGATGCCACCTGCGTTGTGAATTGCTCGAATTTCGTTGGGAAATCTAACATCGCTGATCACAATGT